GGACAGCGCAGGCCGCAGGAGGGGGCCATGCAGGGCGGCGGCGCTGTGCAGAGAAAGAGCGACGTGTCACAGCTCACCAAGGCAGACCGCGCGGAGATCGCGCGGCGTGTCGCGAGAGGAGAGCGCATCGTGTTTTAATCACGGCCTCCTTTCGCGGGAAACTATGACTACGAAAGGAGATTACTTCGCATGAAAACGACCATTATCCGATTCATGAAGGGCTTCATCCGTCTGTTTGACGGCAACCTGAACGTGCAGACCACGCTCCTGAACAGCGTCGGCAACGACCTGTCCCCGGAAATGAAGACCTTCTACGACATGACCCTTCTGGACTATGCGCAGGCAGCGCTTGTGCATGACCAGTTCGGCCAGAAGCGTCCCATTCCGCAGCACGGCGGCAAAACTATTGAATTCCGCGCTTTCTCACCGCTGCCCAAGGCGCTTGTCGCCCTGACCGAGGGCGTAACCCCCGACGGCAACAGCCTCGACGTGACGACCATCACGGCGACCGTCGCTCAGTACGGTGATTACATCGTACAGTCCGACGTGCTGGAGCTGACCGCTCTGGACAACACCATTCTGGAAGCCACCAAGCTGCTCGGCAGACAGGCCGGCCTGACTCTGGACACCGTGACCAGAGAAGTTCTGAACTCCGGTACGAGCGTGTATTTCTGCCCGAAAACGACCACAACAGCCCGCGATACAGCCGTTGTTTACCGCAAGGATCTTGCCGTGACCTCCGTGCTGACCGTAGACGACATCAACAAAGCTGTGGCAATTTTGCGCGGCAGAAACGTGCCTACCATCAACGGCGATTACGTCGGTATCATTCACCCCTTTGCCGCATATCAGCTCATGAAGGATGAAGCGTGGCTGAAACCGCATCAGTATCAGGATACCGGCGCGATTTACGAAGGCGAGATCGGCAAGATCGGCGGCGTGCGGTTCGTGCAGACGAGCGAAGCCAAGATCTTCAAGCTGATCGACTCCACCGTTGCGAACAACTCCTGCCCGCTGATCGACGGCACAGGCTCGACAAGTGATCTGTCCAACCGTTACGCGGTGTTCAGCACACTGATCCTCGGCGAAGGCGCTTACGGTACTACCGAGGTCACCGGCGGCGGCCTGCAGACCATCGTGAAACAGAAAGGCAGCTCCGGCACCGCTGATCCTCTTGATCAGCGCTCCAGCGTCGGCTGGAAAGCTATCAAAACAGCAGAGATCCTGATCCCCGAATACATGATCCGTGTGGAAAGCATTGTTCCCGGATTCTCTGAGACCGCTGCTGCGAACTAACCCATGAGAAAGGGGGAGCATGATACTCCCCCTTTCCTTGAAAGAAAGGAATGCAAAGACTATGGCAGAAAAGAAAACCGCTCTGAAAGAAGAAGAAGAGATGGTTACCGTCAAGATCCCGCGTGAGCGTAAGGATCAGGGCGATAAGTTTGTCGCCGTCGGCACCCGGTGCTGGACGATCAAGCGCGGCGTTCCGGTAGATGTGCCTGCTTGCGTAGCGGCGCAGCTGCGGCATGAAGAGCTCATGCTTGACGAGCGCTACGAGTGGGAGAGCAAAAACGCGAAATGACACAAAGGGAGCGTGAGCTCCCTCTTGCCGAAAAGACACAGGAGGACAAGATATGACGATCTTGGAAGCGATCCACCGCGTGGACGCCTTAAAGCCGAACGCCTATACGCAGCACGACAAGGTCATGTGGCTGGCGGCGCTGGACGGCCGGGTGCAGATCGAGGTGTACGACACGCACCACGATTCCCCGCGGGAATACCACGATTATACGGACGATACGGCGCTGGACACGATGCTGCTGGTGCCGAATCCCTACGACGACCTGTACGTGCCGTGGCTTTCCATGCAGATCGACGAGCAGAACCGTGAGATCGTTAGCTATAACAACAACGCGGCTGCGTTTCAGGCGAAATACGCGGACTTCAAGGCGTACTGGAACCGGACGCACAAGCCGAAGAGCGAGCGCCTGTGTTTTTTCGGGAGGAGACATCATCATGCAGATCCCTTATCTGACTGAGACAAACCAATCGAAAACGATGATCGACGCCTTCGGCGGCTACGACCACCGGGCGCGGATCGACGACAACAGTTTTTATAATATGACCAACATGACCGGGGACAATTACCCGGCCATGTCGCCGCGGAAGCCGCGGGGCGTGCGAAAGCTGCCGGCAGGCGTGGAACACGTGCAGGCGATCCTCGGCGGGGAAAAGCTCGCGTATATCGCAGACAACAAGCTCTACGTAGACGACCGGCCGGTGATGGATCTGAGCGACGAAGGCCCGAAGCAGATGATCAGGATGGGCGCGTATATCGTGATTTTCCCGGACAAGGCGTACTATAACACGGCGAACCCGACCGACAAGGGCGCGATGGAGTGCAGCGTGCAGACGTCAGGCGAGGTCAAATACCGGATGGTCAACGCCGACGGTGAAACGTACAGTAACAATACGACCATCGACGTTGAACCGCCGTCAAACCCGGAAAATATGAACGTCTGGGTGGACACTTCCGTACACCCTCCGGTGATGAAACAGTACAGCGAAGCGACCGGCGTGTGGACGGACGTGCTGTCGACCACGGTGCGGATCAAGAATCATGCGCTGCGGGGCTTTGCCGCCGGCGACGCGGTGCGGATCGACGGGCTTCCGATATCCACCGGGAAGTTCAAGACCTTTAACGGCACGGACGTGATCATCGACGCCGTCGGCGAGGACGGCGAGGGGCCGTGGATCGCCATACAGGGGCTGCTGACGAACAAAAACAGCGGGCCCGTGGTCGACGATACGTCAGTCGTGACCGTATCGCGGACGCTGCCGGTGCTGGACCACGTGTTTGAGTGCGGCAACCGGCTGTGGGGCTGCCGGTACGGAAAGAACGCGGACGGGGATTTCGTGAACGAGATCTACGCCTCCGCCTTGGGAGATTTCAAAAACTGGAAACAGTACCGCGGCATCAGCACCGACAGCTATACCGTAAGCATCGGCGCGCCGGGCCCGTGGACGGGCGGGATCGCGTATCAGGGCATGCCGCATTTCTTTAAGGACGACGTGCTGTACCGCGTGTACGGCAGCTATCCGTCCGCGTATAAGGTGGAGCAGACCGCCTGCCGCGGCGTGCAGCAGGGCGCTGAGCGCAGCCTGCAGATATTGAATGAGCGGCTGTATTATAAATCCAGCACGGGCGTCTGCGTTTACGACGGCGCCTACCCGACCGAGATCAGCGCGCCCTTCGGCGAGATCAAATACGTTGGTACGCCGGAGGCCGGGCATTACGCCGCGGCCGCAGGCGCCGGGAACAACAAATACTACATCAGCATGCTGTCCGAAGCGGATGGGAAATACCATCTGTTCCAGTACGATTCCGTTATGGGCGCGTGGTTCCGGGAGGACGAGACGGAAGCGGTGCAGTTTGCCGCAGAAGACGGCCAGCTTTGCTTTCTGACGCCGGACGGGACCGTGACCACGGTGGAGGGCGAAACCGCCGGGAAGGTCAAATGGAGCGCCGAAACGGGCATTATCTTCCTGCGGGTGCGGAACAGAAGCGGCGGCGTGCATTTTCTCAAATATATTTCGCGGATCACGCTGCAGCTGCAGATGGCGCTGGGCAGCCGGTTCACGGTGGAGATCGCCTACGACAGCAAGGATCCGTGGATCCACGTGGCCACGGTGGAAGCGATCAGCCTGCGCAGCTTCAGCCTGCCGATCCGGCCCCGCCGGTGCGACCATTTTCGGCTGCGGTTTTCCGGAGAGGGCGACGTCAAGCTGTTCTCCATCGTGAAGACGCTGGAGGAGGGGAGTGAGACGCCGTGAGTATCAGGATCGATCTTCCGCCGGCAGCGGCGGCGAAGGACCCGGCGGCGCTCTATAACTACATGGCGCGCACGGTGCCGAAGATAAATTACGCGCTGAGCTTTTTGGACGTGCCGGAGGAGACCGGAGACGCCGGGATCCGCGCGGAGGACCCGAACAACAAGAGCACGAAGATCAGCCAGAACAGCACGAATACGCAATATCCGACCAGCAAGGCGGTTTACGATTACGCCGTGCCGCAGACGCGGCAGGTCAACGGCAAAGCGCTGAGCGGCGACGTAACGCTGGCCGCCGCAGATGTTGGAGCGGTGCCGACGGACCGGAAGATCAACGAGCATGCGCTTTCCTCCGACCTGACGCTGGCGCCGGCCGATCTGGGAGAGGCGGACTACATCACCGAGACCGGCAGCAACAACAACGGCTGGAGCTGGGTAAAATGGCACAGCGGAATCTGCGAAATGTGGGCAAAAACTCTTACTGTTTCTATGTCTGCTTGGACAGACTGGACTACTGATCTAAAATACGCGACCGCCACAATCTCATTCCCATTTTCTTTTGCAGATGTGAACGAGATGAGCATTCAGGTCACGCTTGCAGACAGGGACGGCGTTGACACCGAGGTCAACGGATTGCTGCTCATTGCAAGAAAGACTGCAAGAAATACAAGAATCCGTCTCGTCAGAAAAACGGCTGCCGGAGCGGCGCGAGTTGACGTATACGTTCGCGGAACTATAGCAACAGCTTCACCCATCGTCGGCACGGCACAGGCAGACAGTGCGGTTTTAACCTCATAACAATCAAAACGGAGGCCACTATAATGTCAACGGCACTTGCAACCATTTTGGGGGCCGCAATCGGCGCGGTCGCATCGATCATAGTCTGTATCATCAACAACAACAAACAGACGGCACTTATCGAACTCCGTTTGAAAATGCTGGAAGAAAAAGTCGATAAACATAACAACCTTGTTGAGCGGACATACCGACTGGAGGAACAGACGGCGGTGCAGGAAGAAAAGATTAAAGTGGCGAATAACCGAATAGCGGATCTCGAAAAGAGCGGAGGAGGCGCGGCATAATGGCAAACACTTACGACCCCGAAAAGGACAGGATAGCAAGACGGCAGCAGCTGGCGAGCGTGCAGCAGCCGGCGGCTTACGTGCCGCAGTATGAAAGTCAGATCCAGGCGGCGGCGCAGGCTTACGCGGACCGGAAACCGTTTTCCTACGACGTGAACGCCGACGCGCTGTACCAGCAGTATAAGGACCAGTATGCCCGAAACGGGCGGCTTGCCATGCAGGACACCATGGGGCAGGCGGCGGCCATGACCGGCGGGTACGGTAATTCCTACGCCGCCAGCGCCGGGAATCAGGCGTATCAGGCGTACATGGGACGGCTCAACGAAGCGGTGCCGCAGCTCTACCAGTTGGCAATGAGTAAATACCAGATGGACGACGAGCTGGCCGCAAAGAAATACAGCATGTACGCCGCCGAGGACGAGCGGCAGTACGGGCGCTGGAACGACAAATACAGCCGGTGGCAAAACGCAATGCAGCTGGCCGAGAGCGGCGACCAGTACGACCGCAGCCTTGCGGAGAACCAGCGGCAGCACGATCTGGATCTGGCCGAAAAGCAGCGGGAATTCGATATCAGCGCCAGTTTGAATCAGGATAAGTACCTCAGCAGTATCGATCCCAATTACGTGCCGTACACCTATACGCCGGCGACGCCCACGGAAGAGACGCCGGACGCGGACGGCAGCAAAAGCAAAATCGGTACATGGATGCAAAAAGTCGCCGATGCAGGACAGGCTGCAGCAAACAACGCGGTTTACGAAAAAATAAAAGCAGGCATTCAGTCCAGAGACCAGTTCAAAAAGAACGGCGGGACAGACGCGCAGTATAATGAGTACGTCAAAGGCTATATCATGGATAATTATCATAAAGGGAAAATGACGGAAGATCAAGCTGCAACGCTGCTTGCTGCGTATGGTATACACGAATAAGGAGGAAATTCAGATGGCGGCCAAAAAAAAGGACTTGATCAAAGATAAAGAATCTGCCTATACCGTGCAGGTAAAAGCAGGGAGCGAAGCGGCTGCACCGGCAAAACCGGCATACATGCCGGTAACAACGGCAGGCGAGAAGAAAAGCTCGTCTGCCGTTAATTCTAACGGCGGAACAGTGCCGGGCATGTTTTGGCCAACGACGGAAACGAAGGACGCAAACCGTCAGGATCCAGACCTCCAGCGTATATTAAATAAGGCTAAAGAGATTCCACCGGCAGGGATGGACGAAACAAAGCTGAAAGATTATTACCAGAAGGTCAGCAATGTTTACGACGCGTATCGTGACGCTTATATGGGTATGCAATGGAGCAGCGCTGACAATGAAAAAAAGATTGCGGATTACGAAAAAAAAGCAAAAAACCTGCAAATGTATGAAACGCAGGTAACGGCATATCTTAATTGGTACCGCAACCGATACGGCAAAGACCCTCTGGCTGACGAAAGCGACGAGATCAGGGATTTTTATAACACGTTCGGCACAAGCGACAAGCAGTCTACTTATATAAGCGCTTTGAAAGACCGGGCACAAATTATG